TCTATACGGCATAACATTTCCTTTCATACTATTATATCATGAAAAGAGTTGATAGTCAAGAGAAAACGTTGGATATGAACTGACAATATTTACCAGATATTACAAAAACATGGTTGCTGCGGTTAAAACAGTATATGTTTTACTTTTTGTAATAGAACTTGGTTTTCGTTCTAATTAAAATATGGTTAATGCAAACGTTTGCATTAACCAAGTGGCATTTCAATACCTTCGACAATGCCGTCAACTGTTAACAGTCCACGTTTGCCATTTTTCAGTTGTACACATGGTACAAGCATGCTGTCAAAAAAGTCAACATTGTAAATTGGCAGAGGCAGATTATGCAATTGAGTGTTGTTACCAGTATCAATAGATGCAATGTCACCAGTTTGCAAGTATTCTTGCCAGAAACCAGTTACATTGATTTGCGGGTCATTGTTGCCCACACGGTACTGATACATGTGAGTGACACCATCTTGATAAGTACGGATACCATAGGTACCGTCGTCATTTTGAATCAAAATTGGATTTTGGTCAAAGAGATTTTTTAGCCCTTGACGTGTGAGTTTGTGTGTCACACATGATTGCGTGACACGTGGGGCATGCTCTTTGCCATTCAGCTGTTCAAACAATTCTTCTGGAGTCATTTACGCCCCTTTCACTGCGATTTTATAAAGATGACTATTCACTGGTACAATTGTAGCAGCGAGTAGCGGTTCTACATTGGATACGTCAATGGTGAATGTCCATTTTCCATTGAAACCAAAGTTTACTTTAACACCCGGATACTTTTCAACAAATTCAGTCACGTAGTTTTCTTCAATAAACTTACGTGCTTCTTGGCGAGTGCTTGGGTTTGCACTTAATTTACCAGCCAAAAAGAGTTTGACTTGTTCAAGCTGAGCTGTCATAAGCATTTTAGCTTCTTCTTTTTCTAGTTCGTCAAAACCACTTGCTACAGGAAGTGTCAGTTTGACCGTGTCAGAATATGGAAGCAATTCTTTTACAGTTGTTGTAGGTGCATAATTGTCAACACGTGTTTGCAAGATGTCATACAAACCGAATTCTTCCAAAATGTTTTGAACAATTTGACGTTCTTCACGAGTAAACGTTTGCAAAAGCGTTGACATATCAACGTGGTCGCTGAGGACACTAGAGCCAACAGCGATTAAAATTTCTTTTTCTGTCATTTGTTACCCCCGGTATGTCAATGCAGGCAAGATGAATTCGTTGACATTGAACACCCGATATTTTTCCAAAGGTGTATGTTTTGAATTTTCTTGTTTGAAAATAGTTGGCAATGATGTATACATTTGCACCAAATCAACGTTTTTCACCATATCTTGAAACAAATGAAGTGCTGATTCAAGAGGTGCGGTGTTTGTTTCTTGTGGAATCGTGCGATTTGTCAATTGACCCATATCAAGAACTTGATAATCCGTATCATCAACAGTTACCACTTCACCATGTTGAGCGGTTGTAAAGGTTGTGTCACTTAACAAGAGGTTGTAGACTTCAACCAATTCAACACCGAGTCCAAATGGACGTCCGCTGTATGGATGTGTAGCATGTGGCAAGTCACGCATCTTCAGCAGGTTTTCATACAATTCACCATGCGTCAATTGATGACCTTCATCAGACATACGATAGCCAATAAAGAGTCCCACATTTTTACGCAAGATGATTTGATAGAATTCTGCAGTTCCCATAGGCACAATACCATTACCAACAATGTATGGTGTAGCACCAGTTGAGTCTTCAGATAACCATGCCGGAATTGTATCAACAAGCAAGGGGTTGTAAACACTACTATTTAAAATGTTCATTATGCAGTCACCTCCGGTTCAGCACCTAATGTTGCGTCCATTACAGCACGTTGGTCATCTGTCATTGTGTCAAGGCTCAAACCAAAGGCTTCCAAATATGCGTCACGTTTTACAACCCACTCATCATGAGCTGTCGGTTCTTGCGCTGGTTCTTGAGGTTCAGATGCTGTATTAGCCTGACTCAATTGAATGTTATCAACATTTTCGCCATTTTGGAAACGAATCAAGGCTTGTTTTAAATCTTCACCAATGAGGGTGAATCGAAACCGTTCGATTTTATTCATGTTTTCTCCTTTTTTCAATTTTGAGATTTCAAAAATCCCAAAGGGGTTTGGGGACTCGCTGAGTCCCCACTTGGCCAGTCATGTAATGACTGGCTTATTCAGCGTCAATTTGACTTTGTGCGTCACGAATCAGTTCTTCAAACTTTTGCGCATGGGTGCGAACACGATTTTCAAACAGGGTTTGAATGTTTTGAGTTCGACTACCGTACACTGGGTTTGTTTTACGCTCTTGATAGCCAAGGCTATAAGCGTCACGCAAAACGTCCCAAAGTGAATCAACGGTTACAGTGATAACACCGTCTTCTGAGAAATCGAACTCACCAAAGATGTTTTCAATAGTTTCAGCTTCAGTTGGTGCAACATAACGAGGTTTAGCAGCCCATGAAGATTTCTTCCACTTAGCAGCTCCGTAACCATAACCGTAGTCATCGTATTCTGCGTAGCCAGCATAGCCTGCATAACTTGTAACAGTTGTGCGAACTGGACGAATTTCTACTTGGTTATCCCAAACTTCAAATACGGATTCATCATAATCAAAAGATGATACAGGAATATCGTATTTGAAATTAGCTTCACGCCATGTTGCTTCTGGGTTCTTTTCAAGGATAAAGTCAAGGTCAGTTGTTGAAAGCCCTTCTTTGACGACTTGCGAAGCAGTCGCCCAAGAATACATTTCAACCTTGTCAGTACCAAAGTGACCAAATACCAATTGGAAACCGTCATTAGCAGAGTTTGCAATGTCAGTGCCAGATGCAAAAGCGTCCATGGAGTTGTGACTGTGAGTTTCGATATACATACCGAACACACGATTGAATTCTTCATAGTAGTGGTCATCTGCAACTTCAGTCAAAGTGCTACAGTTCCACTGTTTTGGTGTGTATGAAAACAGCTTATCAGACCAGAACTTAACACCTGTGATAGAAGCAAGTTCTACGTCATTACCATTTTCATCTTGAACATGAGTACGTCCATGTTCATTGTAGTAGAAGTTAACTTGAGCTTCTTCACCGTTTTTAGCTTGTACTCGACGGTACCATTCAAGTACCGTTTCAATCGCTTTACGTGGAAGTTTTTCATAGTTGTTGTGAGTCACAAAGATACCGTCAGCAAGTGATGGGTAGCTTGGGCCCAAACCGTTGAAATCGCCAATACCATGTGATTTTTGAACAGCATAGCCAAAGTTTGAGATGCTGTATTCAAAGACACCGTTACCAGCCATAATGAGAGTTTTCAAAAGACCTGTACGAATGGTTTCGTCAGTGATACGGTTGGTTTCAGTTGCTTCCAAAGTTGGAGACATTTCAAATTTCTTCTTTGTGAAATCAGAGAAATCGAATGCTTTATCCATTTCTTTGGTTTGCGCACGTTTGGTTACACCTGTAACTGTTGATGTGCCAGCGAAATTGTTGTTACTTCCATAAAATGTCATGTAAATTGTCCTTTCAGATTTTGCTTGGGGTTATCCCCAAAAAAAAAGTAATTGTGAGATAACTCACTATAGTCCGAGCAGGATTTGAACCTACGCTTCATACTTTGAGCATGTGTGCAAACCAGATTACACTATCGAACTACCATAGCTTGTACTATGTGAAATAGTCTATTTCTGGTGAAACGTATGGTTTCACCATAGTCTGTACGGGAATCGAACCCGTGATACAGCCTTGAAAGGGCTGTGTCTTAACCACTTGACTAACAGACCAAAAAAGAAGCCCCATTAGGGGCTCAGAGTAGTGACGATTAGCCACGTACTTGCGCACGCAATGCTTCGTCTTCAGCCTTAGCTTGTGCAGCCTTAATATCCATGACTTGTACGCTTTCGACGTAATCAGCCAGTTCAAACACGCCTTGAAGCTTCACCAAAGTGTTCAGGAACACTTCGTCAGCGAAGTCACCTTCACCAGTAGCAACCTTGGTCAAGTATGCAAGAGCTTCATCAGCCTTAGCCAATTCAGCAGCACGAGCTTCGTCACGCTTCGCCTTGTGAGCAGCTTCACGTGTACCTGCAGATGCAGCGATTGCTGCAGCATACGCTACAAGCTTTTCAGGGTCATTCAATGTCAACAGCAAGTTGTCATCTTTGAATTCGTCCATTTCAGCAATCAGATCAATGTCAGCGTCAGTTGGAAACGTTGAGTTACCAAATGGTACCAAACGACCACTTTCAAGGATACGGACTTCGTCCAAAGCGCCCTTAGAACCAGTTGGCAATGACAGAGTCAAGGTAGAACCAACTACTTCAGTGTCGTAGTCTGCTACGTTGATAGACATTGTTTCCAGAACACGTTCAACTGTGAATCCAGCAGGAACTTCAAATGTTGGGCGTCCAGCGATAGAGATGCGAGTTACGTTTGTGTATGACATGTGTTTACCTCATGTTTTCTATAAAATGTTTTTACGACTAGCTAGTCCTTTTATAAATTACTTTGTCACGGTAATCCACAGGTTTCGCAACCATTTAGCCATATTCTGACCTAACGACGCTAAAGGGACGCCGATGCATAAGAAACCCGGCGATGAAGCAGCAGATTTCTTATGTTTTTTATTCAAAAATTATTTAGGGCATGGGACAAAGTCCCATAGAGCACCCGTGTAGACGGGTGCAAAACAATCTTTTATGAACAGTCGTACAGAACAGTCAATGAATAGTCGTACAGAACAGTCGTATCGAAACTGTTGTAGAACTGTGTACAGAACAGTCATCGAACAGTTGGTTCAACAGTCGTAGCGAACAGTCGTGACAAAGCGTCATCGAACAGTCTTATCGAAGCAGTGATGGCAACAGTCGATTCGAACAGTCATCAAACAGTCTTATCAACAGCCTTAGCGAACAGTCGTAGTGACAGTCATTGTGCAGTCGTAGTGAACAGTCATAAACAGATTATTGTTCAAAAATCACATAGGGTCTGGGACAAAGTCCCATAAGGCGCCCGTGTACACGGGCGCCTTATGGGACTTTGTCCCAGACCCTATGTGATTTTTGAACAATAATCTGTTTATGACTGTTCACTACGACTGCACAATGACTGTCACTACGACTGTTCGCTAAGGCTGTTGATAAGACTGTTTGATGACTGTTCGAATCGACTGTTGCCATCACTGCTTCGATAAGACTGTTCGATGACGCTTTGTCACGACTGTTCGCTACGACTGTTGAACCAACTGTTCGATGACTGTTCTGTACACAGTTCTACAACAGTTTCGATACGACTGTTCTGTACGACTATTCATTGACTGTTCTGTACGACTGTTCATAAAAGATTGTTTTGCACCCGTCTACACGGGTGCTCTATGGGACTTTGTCCCATGCCCTAAATAATTTTTGAATAAAAAACATAAGAAATCTGCTGCTTCATCGCCGGGTTTCTTATGCATCGGCGTCCCTTTAGCGTCGTTAGGTCAGAATATGGCTAAATGGTTGCGAAACCTGTGGATTACCGTGACAAAGTAATTTATAAAAGGACTAGCTAGTCGTAAAAACATTTTATAGAAAACATGAGGTAAACACATGTCATACACAAACGTAACTCGCATCTCTATCGCTGGACGCCCAACATTTGAAGTTCCTGCTGGATTCACAGTTGAACGTGTTCTGGAAACAATGTCTATCAACGTAGCAGACTACGACACTGAAGTAGTTGGTTCTACCTTGACTCTGTCATTGCCAACTGGTTCTAAGGGCGCTTTGGACGAAGTCCGTATCCTTGAAAGTGGTCGTTTGGTACCATTTGGTAACTCAACGTTTCCAACTGACGCTGACATTGATCTGATTGCTGAAATGGACGAATTCAAAGATGACAACTTGCTGTTGACATTGAATGACCCTGAAAAGCTTGTAGCGTATGCTGCAGCAATCGCTGCATCTGCAGGTACACGTGAAGCTGCTCACAAGGCGAAGCGTGACGAAGCTCGTGCTGCTGAATTGGCTAAGGCTGATGAAGCTCTTGCATACTTGACCAAGGTTGCTACTGGTGAAGGTGACTTCGCTGACGAAGTGTTCCTGAACACTTTGGTGAAGCTTCAAGGCGTGTTTGAACTGGCTGATTACGTCGAAAGCGTACAAGTCATGGATATTAAGGCTGCACAAGCTAAGGCTGAAGACGAAGCATTGCGTGCGCAAGTACGTGGCTAATCGTCACTACTCTGAGCCCCTAATGGGGCTTCTTTTTTGGTCTGTTAGTCAAGTGGTTAAGACACAGCCCTTTCAAGGCTGTATCACGGGTTCGATTCCCGTACAGACTATGGTGAAACCATACGTTTCACCAGAAATAGACTATTTCACATAGTACAAGCTATGGTAGTTCGATAGTGTAATCTGGTTTGCACACATGCTCAAAGTATGAAGCGTAGGTTCAAATCCTGCTCGGACTATAGTGAGTTATCTCACAATTACTTTTTTTTTGGGGATAACCCCAAGCAAAATCTGAAAGGACAATTTACATGACATTTTATGGAAGTAACAACAATTTCGCTGGCACATCAACAGTTACAGGTGTAACCAAACGTGCGCAAACCAAAGAAATGGATAAAGCATTCGATTTCTCTGATTTCACAAAGAAGAAATTTGAAATGTCTCCAACTTTGGAAGCAACTGAAACCAACCGTATCACTGACGAAACCATTCGTACAGGTCTTTTGAAAACTCTCATTATGGCTGGTAACGGTGTCTTTGAATACAGCATCTCAAACTTTGGCTATGCTGTTCAAAAATCACATGGTATTGGCGATTTCAACGGTTTGGGCCCAAGCTACCCATCACTTGCTGACGGTATCTTTGTGACTCACAACAACTATGAAAAACTTCCACGTAAAGCGATTGAAACGGTACTTGAATGGTACCGTCGAGTACAAGCTAAAAACGGTGAAGAAGCTCAAGTTAACTTCTACTACAATGAACATGGACGTACTCATGTTCAAGATGAAAATGGTAATGACGTAGAACTTGCTTCTATCACAGGTGTTAAGTTCTGGTCTGATAAGCTGTTTTCATACACACCAAAACAGTGGAACTGTAGCACTTTGACTGAAGTTGCAGATGACCACTACTATGAAGAATTCAATCGTGTGTTCGGTATGTATATCGAAACTCACAGTCACAACTCCATGGACGCTTTTGCATCTGGCACTGACATTGCAAACTCTGCTAATGACGGTTTCCAATTGGTATTTGGTCACTTTGGTACTGACAAGGTTGAAATGTATTCTTGGGCGACTGCTTCGCAAGTCGTCAAAGAAGGGCTTTCAACAACTGACCTTGACTTTATCCTTGAAAAGAACCCAGAAGCAACATGGCGTGAAGCTAATTTCAAATACGATATTCCTGTATCATCTTTTGATTATGATGAATCCGTATTTGAAGTTTGGGATAACCAAGTAGAAATTCGTCCAGTTCGCACAACTGTTACAAGTTATGCAGGCTATGCTGGCTACGCAGAATACGATGACTACGGTTATGGTTACGGAGCTGCTAAGTGGAAGAAATCTTCATGGGCTGCTAAACCTCGTTATGTTGCACCAACTGAAGCTGAAACTATTGAAAACATCTTTGGTGAGTTCGATTTCTCAGAAGACGGTGTTATCACTGTAACCGTTGATTCACTTTGGGACGTTTTGCGTGACGCTTATAGCCTTGGCTATCAAGAGCGTAAAACAAACCCAGTGTACGGTAGTCGAACTCAAAACATTCAAACCCTGTTTGAAAATCGTGTTCGCACCCATGCGCAAAAGTTTGAAGAACTGATTCGTGACGCACAAAGTCAAATTGACGCTGAATAAGCCAGTCATTACATGACTGGCCAAGTGGGGACTCAGCGAGTCCCCAAACCCCTTTGGGATTTTTGAAATCTCAAAATTGAAAAAAGGAGAAAACATGAATAAAATCGAACGGTTTCGATTCACCCTCATTGGTGAAGATTTAAAACAAGCCTTGATTCGTTTCCAAAATGGCGAAAATGTTGATAACATTCAATTGAGTCAGGCTAATACAGCATCTGAACCTCAAGAACCAGCGCAAGAACCGACAGCTCATGATGAGTGGGTTGTAAAACGTGACGCATATTTGGAAGCCTTTGGTTTGAGCCTTGACACAATGACAGATGACCAACGTGCTGTAATGGACGCAACATTAGGTGCTGAACCGGAGGTGACTGCATAATGAACATTTTAAATAGTAGTGTTTACAACCCCTTGCTTGTTGATACAATTCCGGCATGGTTATCTGAAGACTCAACTGGTGCTACACCATACATTGTTGGTAATGGTATTGTGCCTATGGGAACTGCAGAATTCTATCAAATCATCTTGCGTAAAAATGTGGGACTCTTTATTGGCTATCGTATGTCTGATGAAGGTCATCAATTGACGCATGGTGAATTGTATGAAAACCTGCTGAAGATGCGTGACTTGCCACATGCTACACATCCATACAGCGGACGTCCATTTGGACTCGGTGTTGAATTGGTTGAAGTCTACAACCTCTTGTTAAGTGACACAACCTTTACAACCGCTCAACATGGTGAAGTGGTAACTGTTGATGATACGGATTATCAAGTTCTTGATATGGGTCAATTGACAAATCGCACGATTCCACAAGAAACAAACACCGCACCTCTTGAATCAGCACTTCATTTGTTTCAAGATATGGTGAAAAACGTTGATTTGGTGCAAATGTATACATCATTGCCAACTATTTTCAAACAAGAAAATTCAAAACATACACCTTTGGAAAAATATCGGGTGTTCAATGTCAACGAATTCATCTTGCCTGCATTGACATACCGGGGGTAACAAATGACAGAAAAAGAAATTTTAATCGCTGTTGGCTCTAGTGTCCTCAGCGACCACGTTGATATGTCAACGCTTTTGCAAACGTTTACTCGTGAAGAACGTCAAATTGTTCAAAACATTTTGGAAGAATTCGGTTTGTATGACATCTTGCAAACACGTGTTGACAATTATGCACCTACAACAACTGTAAAAGAATTGCTTCCATATTCTGACACGGTCAAACTGACACTTCCTGTAGCAAGTGGTTTTGACGAACTAGAAAAAGAAGAAGCTAAAATGCTTATGACAGCTCAGCTTGAACAAGTCAAACTCTTTTTGGCTGGTAAATTAAGTGCAAACCCAAGCACTCGCCAAGAAGCACGTAAGTTTATTGAAGAAAACTACGTGACTGAATTTGTTGAAAAGTATCCGGGTGTTAAAGTAAACTTTGGTTTCAATGGAAAATGGACATTCACCATTGACGTATCCAATGTAGAACCGCTACTCGCTGCTACAATTGTACCAGTGAATAGTCATCTTTATAAAATCGCAGTGAAAGGGGCGTAAATGACTCCAGAAGAATTGTTTGAACAGCTGAATGGCAAAGAGCATGCCCCACGTGTCACGCAATCATGTGTGACACACAAACTCACACGTCAAGGGCTAAAAAATCTCTTTGACCAAAATCCAATTTTGATTCAAAATGACGACGGTACCTATGGTATCCGTACTTATCAAGATGGTGTCACTCACATGTATCAGTACCGTGTGGGCAACAATGACCCGCAAATCAATGTAACTGGTTTCTGGCAAGAATACTTGCAAACTGGTGACATTGCATCTATTGATACTGGTAACAACACTCAATTGCATAATCTGCCTCTGCCAATTTACAATGTTGACTTTTTTGACAGCATGCTTGTACCATGTGTACAACTGAAAAATGGCAAACGTGGACTGTTAACAGTTGACGGCATTGTCGAAGGTATTGAAATGCCACTTGGTTAATGCAAACGTTTGCATTAACCATATTTTAATTAGAACGAAAACCAAGTTCTATTACAAAAAGTAAAACATATACTGTTTTAACCGCAGCAACCATGTTTTTGTAATATCTGGTAAATATTGTCAGTTCATATCCAACGTTTTCTCTTGACTATCAACTCTTTTCATGATATAATAGTATGAAAGGAAATGTTATGCCGTATAGA